GACTGTACGAACAACTTCACGGTTGATTTCAGCAAGAATCTCTGCTGATAGAATGTTTGCTAGTTCTGTTTCAGCGTCAAGACCGTGGATTGCTTTAAGGTCTTGTGCTAGTTCCATTGTGTACTCAGCTTTTAGAGCCCGTGAAACTGCTGTGACAGAAACTTTCTCGACACTGAATGCCATCTCTTGGAAACCGTTCTGAGAACCGTCACCGAGTGCTTCAGATTCTGCTGTTGTCATACCAGTACCTGCGGTATAACCTGAACCAGATGCACGAGCAGTTGGATCGCTACCAGCCTGAGCATTGTTTCCGCCATCATCGATGACGCCTTGTGAAGCAGTGTTACCAGAAGCAGAAGCAGAGAATGTGCTTGGTGCTTCGTCGAATAGTGCTTCTGCACCAGCTTGACCATTAAAACGTGACCGCATTGCGAAGATAAGACCAGTTGGACCAGTCATTGGCTGGACACCAGCAATATCGTATGCAATCATGTTTGGCATTGAACGACGAACGAGTGAGATAAGCACTGGATCGAAGATGTCGATTGAACCATCACCAGCAACAGATGAAGATGCACCCATTGCGTTAGCAGGTGCTGCTTCGCCCAATAGTGAAGGCATGTGATAACCACCAGAACCCATGGCAGCTTCTTTAGCAGCCTTTTCCTGGTTTTCTAGTAGAGTGGCAGTTACAGAACGACGATGAACATCTTTGATCTCTGGAAGATCGGCATGTTCAAGAACTGGTTGCCACTTGTTGATTAAACTTTCGGAAAGCATAGATAATACTCCTTTTACGCTTGTTTATAGATTTATTTATAATAATTATTTCTTGACAGTTCTAGAAATTGCGCTCATATACTGTGCCATTTCACCAGTTACCTTTGGTGCGGATGCTTCTTCTTCAAGAGGCTCATCCTCATCAAAAATAGTTTCATTCTGTACTTCTTCATCAATACTTGAATCAAAGTATGTGTCTTTGATCATCTCTAATTTTTCTTTGAAGTCTTCTTCAGAAATAAAGTCAACACCTTCAGCAAGACTTTTTAGTTTCTCTACTTGTGAAACTGTAAGGTCTTCTGAGATATCAGCAACAATAGAACCACGATGCAACTCTTCCACTGATTGTGAAAGTTCAATATTCTTCTGTAGTTCTTTGTTGAGTTCTTCTTCTAGTGAATCGACCTTATCGGAAAGTTCACCAAGAACATCTGCTTTTTCTTCTGGCATGTCGATATAACTTGCTTCGAAGAGTGACTTTAGACCGCCCATAAACTCTTCAGCGATTTCGGTACGAATACCATTCTCGACTGCTAGACGGTTGTTGTCCATCCACTGCTCAACGACATAATCGAGGTAACTGTCAATTTTCTCGACCATCTCTTCTTTGAGTTCATCGTCTTCAAGACTTTTAGCAGTCTGAACATTCTCAATCATATCACCCATTGCTTCGTTGATTTTAGAAACAACGACGGCTTCAAAGATTGTTGTTGCCTTTTCCTTGAACTCTTCTGACAACTCTTCGTCACCGAATAGTGCGGCAACATCATCAGTGAGGTCAATATCTTCAGCAGAAATGTGAGGTGTTTCTGAGATTTCTTCTGCTTCTTCTTCTGAAGCATCCAAATCTTCGTACATCTCTTTCATTTTATTGTATGCTGCGGAGAGATCTGATTTCTTCATATCGCCGTAATGCTTCATCATAGCATTAAGCATACCCATTTTGGTTTGTGGTGCTTTGTCGCCTTGTGACTTGCTGCCTGGGAGTGGTTTGGCTTTAGTGGCGGTTGGCTCAGGTACTTCTGAGGGATCGCCCATAGATGCCTTAAACTCCTGTAGATCAGCAGCGTCTTCAAGAACTTCTTGATTTTCATCTGACATAATACGCTCCTTTACTGTTAGTTTATAATTTATTTATAATAATTATTTATTTACGAATTTATTACAGTCTCTTTAGGAAATTCTCAAAAACCTGTAACTTTACTTGCTCCAAATCTGCTTTACTAGCAGCATGAACCTCTTGTTGTGCTTGCTCAACAAAATGCTCGACCCACTTACCACCTTCATAAACCCATTCAACACCCTCCATAATACCTTCTACGAAAGCATCAGGTGCTGAAGGATCAGCAACAATGTCAGCAGCAGTGGCTAGATAGAAGTCACCTTGTACCTCATTCACGCCATTTTTGCTTTTGAGACTACCCATTCCTCTTGAAGAGACACCAAGTGAAGCGCCTTCTTTGATGAGGTTTTTGACAATGTTTCCATATGGTGAATCCATGATCTTTGCTTTACCCATGAAGTTATCACCTTCTTTGGTAAGAGACTTAATCATATGTGATACACGCTCAAGATTGATTGTTGGACCTTGTGGATGACCCAACTCACCAAACGCACGATTCTTTTCGACATATTCTTTATTGTAACGCTCTACTTCTTTCTCTAGGATATCTGTAGGGTACATGCGACCGTTACGGTTCTTTTGATTTGCTTGCATAAAGATGCCCTCAATGAAGAACTCTTTTTCTCCATCAGCATTTGCTTCTGCGATATACTCAAGATTTTCATATACCTCTTTGATGAGTTTCATCTTACTCTCCTGATACTTTATGTGCTTTGATTGTAATCACACCAGTACCACTTAGTGTCAAGTCTAAGTTGGCAGATAGGTCGCCAGCAACTGCTTCTAGACGCATACCGCTTGCTTGATAGTCATGATAACCTGAACCTGAGAATACTGCGACGGTGTTGGCACCACGTTTGACTGTCCATGAGCCTGCACTAGATACTGACCACATTACTTCTGAGATTGCCATTGACCCTACGGTTTCACCGATTGCGTTAGCACCAGGGACACCAGCAGCCGTATTGAGTTTTAGACCAGATGTAGAATTAGCACGGAATACAACGTATCCCGCTGGTTTCTTATGATTTACTGTAATAGGCATTATCCAGTCCTCTTAGCGAACATAAGCATTGATTTGTAGGACTTCTGATCTTTCATCATCTCAGATTCCATACGCTTACGATTTTCTGGATTCAACTCTTTAAGAACGTCATTGAACATCTTTGCTTCAGCAGGGCTGACCTTGACTGACTTACCATCTTTCAACTTCATCATACCAACCTTGACTGACTCATCAAGTTCGACTTCTTCTTTATACATATTTAATTCAAATGGTTTTGAACCACCCTTATTATATACTTGGACTTGAATAGCGCCCTTATCACCTTTGAGTCTATATTTGTTAGTTTTACCTTCTGATGGTTTTCTTGGACCAGTTGCAACTTTATCATCAATCTCTTTGGAGTCAATCGTGATACCATGAAGTTTCTTAGCCATCTTATATGCGTGTTGCATCGCAGAGGAAAAGTCTCTGTGATAGAGATCATACTTTGACTCACCAAGTTCGACTTCTTCTTTGACAGTCTCTGCTTTCATATCGCCCTGTGACTTATCACCCTTGCGAGCAGGGGTCTTACCAATCTTATCACGGAACTGAGCAAACTTGGTATCACCAGTTGTACCTTGCTTGACTGGTTTATCTTCGCCTTCAGCATTATCTGATTCAGCGCCAGTGTGGTCCACCTGGTCCTTGTCAGATTTAAACTGATTGTCACCAGCAACAGGATGAGCAATGGAAACTGCTGTATGAAGATCAACAAACTCAGCCTCGCCGTCAGCACGAGGTGCCAACTCCTCTTCGCTGTCATCGTCATCTAAGATATACTCATCAGCATCTGCTTCGCTGATTACTCTGATAGATTTAAAATTATTCATCGTCTGTCTCTTCTGGTGTTGTGAACAATGTTGATGCAATACTCATTTTCTCAGCGTCGATTCTGTCGTTTGCTTTCTGTAGTAACACGTCAGCAACGGTTTCCCGAAACTTAACTGTGTCGTTAGTAGCAATGTAATCAACAGCGTCTGACAATTTTGCTTCAATATCCATTTTATTGCACTCCTTTTATGTTATTTATAATATTTTTTATATGAAAAACGGTAGTTTATAATCTGTACCACTAATGTTGATCACGATATGCCCATCAGGTGATGCTACAACAGAATCGTCTGGAGCAGTTGAACCTAATGTCTGTGAAACAACAGACGTGTTACCTGAGTAAGCAGTCATATCACCAGACGATACACTAC